TGCTGAAGCAATACTAGTAACAATACTACTAATGATGTTACTGTCTTACGATTTAACTTACCGTCTTTATCGAATAATACTTTTTTCATTTTCTCTCCTCCAACCGTTTAATTTTTTCTTCATGAAGAATGATAGCTTTATCGTGTTGTTCTACTTCATGCTCTAATCTTTTTAAATTTTTATGTTCTTCTTCAAAATTTCCGTTAAGTTGTTTGATTGTATTGGTTAATTCCTTGAATTGTTGTTGCAATGGGAAAGTTCCCGCACTAATCGCATTGTTAAGAACCTTAGCACCATGTCTAATCAGCCAATAAATTCCACTAAAAAGGACGGAAATTACCGCTAGTATCGACGCTATCTCCGCCCACGAATATCCTAATAATGAATGCACATATACTCACCTGCTTTCGCTGTACTATTCCTACCCACCCACCCTTTCGTTATTTTAAGCTGTTGGAGCTACTGTTGGTTGTGTTGATGTAGTTGTTTCAGCAGACTTATCTTCTGGAAACATCTTATAGTAATCTTCTTGTGTGAAGTAATTTACTCTTACAAAAAGTTGCACATTTTCCTTTGTGAATAATCCTAAATCATAGAAACGTTTTACAATATCATAGCTATATCTCATCTTACTTACCTCCATTTGTTCCTGCGTTAGTTGCATTTTGTAACATAATTTGTGCCAAAGTTGCGTTTAGTTCGTTATTAGACTTACTTAATTTATCCACTGTTGAAGTTAGAGTAACAACTTTTTCTTGTAAGTCAGCTACTGCTAACATTTGTTGTGCTGCAGCTTGTTCTTCTTGAGTTGGAACTGGTTTAACTTCTGGAATGGTGTATTTTCCCTTCCATTCATTTTCCGTCAAACTATCCCAAGAATGTGTACTTTCATTCCAAGTTGGATCATACAAACCAACACCATTACTATCTACCGGTTTTACTGTTGTAGCGTTAGCTGGAATTTCTGCAGTATCATTAATTACATCATAGCCAGCAAATTTCTTTGTATCTTTATCATAAAAATATACTTGCTTCATGTGTTTTCCTCCTAAAATCTATACTAACGGTAGTGTCGCTTGAATATACATTCCTGATGTATCTGGCTTGTAGAACGTACATTTACCAGTCTCGGTATTAATGTTTATAAAGCCAATTCCTTTATTGTCTGTGCGTCCAATTGCTGTATTATAATCAAGTCTTTTTGAAATTGATGTTGGTAAATAACATGACCCATTACTATCACCAGTGATATACATTGTTAATGAGATTGCATTGCCATCATTTCTAATTTTGTAAGCATTAGAATTGCCAATCCCATCTAAACTCAAAAAGTTCTGTGCTTGTCCCCAAAGTAAACCATTGTTTACTTTATCAAAATTTTCTTTAATTTTTTCTGGTCCATTTGCCATTTCAGAAAAAATAGGTTCAAAATTTATTGCCATGTTTGTTCCTTCTTTCTTTATTGTTAAAATAAATAGCCCTTAAATCACTTAGAGCTGTTGGATAATTAAAATAGCCTGTACTATAAATGACTGCTGCCTTTACCATCTCCAGCTTTAGCAGCACTATCATCAACATTACCCAGACTAATCTTAATTGTTTTATTGCCACTCCCTAAATACCAATCTCCATATTTGTAGTATGGTTTAGTATCCATGTAGAAATTACGTGGTATACGGACAACGATTGAATTATTATCCGTATATTCTGCCTCACAAGGAACTAACTTGGTTAACGTTTCACCAAATGACCCAGCACCTAAACCGCCGATTTCAGTACCAATCGCATTTTCATAGTAGAAAACTGTTGGTTTAGGATAGTCTTTTTGATTGTGTACGATTGTGATTTTGTATCCGTAAAGTAATTCCTCCAGGCTGTCAGCTGTTACCATTTTTATCAAAATTGATTTCTTAAATTCTTCTGCCTCACCTTGAGTGAAAAGCCCATCTTGTTTAATCTTATCTTCTAAAGCCCCTAATGCTGTTTTAGCACTATTCAACTCACTCAAAGTAGCTGTATTAGTTTGATTTAAGGTAGTCATCAAGTTAGTAATTTCCGCAACCTTATCATCAACAATCTTCTTCAATTCAGCTACATTTTTAGTTTCAGTTTCCTTGATTGTGTTAAACAAGTCATCTAACGGGCTGATATAATCTCTAGGAACTAAGCCAGTAACAACCATATCAGCCAGTACTTCAAACTTAAATTCAAGTGTGGCGATATTACGATAATCTTTCATCACTCGGAAAAATGCTTGTTTATACTGCCCGGCTACGCTAAAAGATTGTGCTGGCATATCAAAACGGAACTTACCAGTTGTTGGATCTTCATAAAATACAGCATGAGAGTTATCCAAAATCTTGTGTTCGTTGTCTGGCAAAATACCTTCAAATAGGACATTAGCTCCTGTTAAATCATAGGCAGAACCGTCTTCGTTGGTAATCTCAACAAAAACTTGTCTCAAACTGTCCTCATACTGACGTGCTTGCACCCAGTTAGATTTATCATAGTCAGGCGTAAAAGTATTACCACCCTTAGCCTCTAAAGCAGTCAAAGGCCTGTAATCTTTACCAATCACATATTTCAATATTTGAGCCATTAGATTACTCCTTTCTCAATTAAAATTTTCGTCACTATATTCTCAATCGTTTCTTCATCAGTACCTAAAGTTACACGCTTTAGTCTTGCCTTCCAATCTTCGTTTAAAGCGTCTATTTTATCATTAATATCATGCAAATTAGCTTTGCTATCTAATTCACTCTTAATCTCATCAGTGTTGCTATTAACAGTACGCTGAATTTGATTAAAATTAGCAACTGCTGCGTTATACTGAACTCTATCAGTCAAACCAATATCATCAAGGTTCAGATGTTCCATCACTACCACCTTCTTCTTTTCCAGTTTTTTCAATGCTATCCAATCTTGTATTTATATCTTTAAATTGCTTTAAAATTTCTTTGTTCCTAGTTTCTTTTGAATGTGGATCGTATAGTTATCAAAATAGAATTCATGTATATCACCGTTCCAACTAAGCACTAAATATCAACTCCTTAAATCTCTCACTTGGTTCTGCACTCATATCTACATTTCCAGTAATACCATTTACGCTACCCTTGCTTGTATATTGATGTAAGTCATATGGATGTGTAGGTTTCAAACTATTAGCCAATGTTCCATCATTTTGTCCGTAACTTGGTATCCAGATTGCTCCAGGACGGGCTACATTCAGATTGAATTTATCGTATAAGTGATTAGCAATATACAGAACTATCTTATTATCTAGAACACCTAAAGTATTGAGTTGCGACATATAAGCCTCAACTCCCGCTCTCATCTGAGTAACATCTCCACTCATCTCAATACTTTCAACATCAATTGCATAAAAAATAGGCTGTTGCTTACCTGCGACAACCTTTTGTGTGCGATTATAGAAATCTCTTGCTTCTTGTTGAGCGTCTGATGTAGATGTAGCAGCAAAATATGCATACACCGCATACTTTCCACCAGCTGAAATACATTTTTGTAAATTCTCCATGTACTTTAAATCTTGATGAGCAGAACCATGCTGAACTCGGATAATACTCAAAGTAACATCATCAGCAATTACCTTATTCCAATCAATTACACCTTGCCACTCTGAGACATCAATAATTTTGCCAATGTGTTGTGGTGTTGGTGTATCTGGATTTGTTGAAGTGTTGTTGTTGAGTTTATCGTCAATGTATCTAATAGTTTCTCTATGTTTACTATCAATATATGCATACATTTGTTTTTGCAGCCCAGGTAGTTCCTTAGTAGTTAATTTTCTAAGTGCTTCTGCTAATAAACCTAACCAATTCATCTTCTAACCTCCAACATAATCAGAAATCCATTTAGCCAAGTCAGGATCATTAATATTGACATATGCATCTTCATTTCTAGAAAAACTATTGCCATAAGAAGAATTTATCCTAGTTGATATACCTTTAATATCTTTCATAAGTGCTAAATTAACATCTTTCATATATGTTCCTGCGTTATTAAACGTTAGGGTAGAATCAGAATTTGTAGAATACGGATTAACAGAATATGCAACTAATTGTACTTCATTTACAATATTCATTTCTCTAGCTATCAAAGTTCTAACTTCTCCCATCTGGAAATCTTTTTCTCCCCAGTAGCTTAATGATAAGGTTATCAATGGTTCAACTTGCAATTTTGATTTCAAATAATTATCCATCATATTCTTGTCTCTAATAAAATCAACTTCCATTAATTCAGAACGTCTTAGTCCATATTTACTTACGGAATTACCATCAGTATAAGTATAGTTAATTAGAAATTCATCATTACTTGAAGTATCTGTATTCGTTTTCGTATCTGTATCTTGTTTGAATACAATACTTGCCATTTGTTGATTACGTTTAGCAAAATCAGGTCTCCAAGCACTTATTTTTTGAATTCTAACATTTTCTCCTGGCTGTGGTGCCATGATTAAATCGGTAGAATTTAGTGCCATAGCAACATGATATGAAGCTCCATGTGGTCCCCAAAATAACATGTCTCCGCATTGAATATTATTCAGTGATATATCAGTACCATAACTTTCCATATCAACGGTATAACTAGGTATGTTTATTCCAAAATCATGATAAATGTATGCTACTAAGCCTGAACAATCAAAGCCTGATGGAGTTTTACCACCCCAAACATAAGGTATTCCTAGATATTTTTTAGCATCTTCTACTACTTTATCGGCTCCACCACTTTCAGCAGGTACAGTTTCAGTATTAGTTGTTGTAACTTCCTTAGTGACTTTTCCACCAACAACATGAACTGAATTCTTTAGTTCGTTTATATCGACTTGTAAATCAATATTATCCGTATTGTGTAAATATCTAAACGTCTTACCACTCTTCTTTTTAAATTCATCAGTTGAATACACGTCTAATCTATTACCATTAGGCACAAATACAGCATGAAATTCAGATAAATTAGACATTAGCCAATCCAAACACGAGCCTGATACTTCAACTTGAATTGACGGAAAATTGCCATGCAAATTATAAGAAATACCTTGATCGTTAGAATTAAAGAACTTATCTAAGCAATCTTTCAAAGAAATCGTAACGTACTTATCCACTTTTACAACTGTTGTTGTGTTTCCGCTTGTTGAATTGCTTAATATATCTTGGTTATCAGTAATGTTTTCTGTTGGCTTGGATGGGTCAACATCTACACGTAAATTTTTCAATTTTTCTAATAGAATATGTTTAGCAGTAATTTTTTTAGTTAGTAAATTAGTAGCTATAGTAGTTTCTATTTGCTCTATTGAATACATCTGATTTTTATAAATAACATATGAAGCAGCCTGAGCCAAATTGTATACTTTCTTATAATCCTCTGTATACGTCAATGTTAAATCTATTTGAAATGTATTATTTACTTCCCAAGTTTCTTGAAACGAGCTATATAAATCAGAGAAAGACACCCTTTCCTCATTTTCTTCAGCTCTATCTCTAATTAATACTGGTTCAATCATGACAAATACCAAAATGGAAATTCAAAACTAATAGAACCAGCAAAATTATCAACTTGAAAAGTGTTGTATCCTTTTTGTAGTGTAATAACACCGTGATCGGTATTAATACCATCATTTGCATTATTAAGATATGGATTAACACCATCTAATTCCCATATTCCAGACCAATTACTTTTTCTAGTAATATAATCTCCTGTCGTTTTATTAGTTATCTTCATTCCACCATTACTTAACCCAGATAAAATTATTTTTAATGGATGTCCTCTTCTTTCTGGATCTATTAAAATATCACTAGGATTATAAACGTCAAAACTATTATTTTTGAAAGTATAACTCATATCACGAGTTATCTTATTCCCGAATCCATAAACTAAATTAGATAAGTCAGACGTATCACCAATAGTTCTACTTAAACCTATTAGATCAGTAAATACAATTTCTGCCGTAAAATCACTTATACTTGAGATAGAAGGTGTAATTTGCTTAAGTTTTACGTAATAACAACGTTGTCCCCAATTACTCCAAGTTATCCACATTCCATCTCGAGTTGTTAAAAATCGTTGTAACTCATTAATAGCTAATTTAGTGTCATTTTCATCCAATCCGTGAAATACTACACTCATTTTTAATTCTCTAGTTTCATATGAACTTGAAATAATTCTTTGTCCGTCATTAATCCCCAATTTCTGTAAACTATCTGATTGTACAGCAATTGGGATATCGAAATCATAACAATATACGTTATCCAAATCAGAATTATCATAGCATGATAACCAACTTTCACCATCTAAACTTACAGCGAATTCAATTGGATCAAAGCCTAAACTATTTCTAGTAGTTTGAGTAGGCTTTTCAAATTTATAAGCTTGTGGTCTATTGCTTTTGCTAGAAAAAACTTCCAAATTATCCCCTCCTCAACATTAGATTTTTAGCATTATACTTATTAATTGCTTTAGCATTCTCATCAATATTAACAACTGGCTGTAAATCAATATTCTTAACATTATCAGCTATTGTATACAAAATATTGATAACTTTATCTAAATTAGAAGCTGTACCACTCTTCTTTAATTCTGGGCGAACATTAGACATGGTATCTATAAGCTTATTTGTTAGCGGAATAGAACTAGCAGAATATGGATTGATAACAAATTCATGTTGTTGTGCATTATCTCCTATCCAAGCTAATTCTTTTTGTGTAATTTCTCCACCGTTAGCATATCCATGACCTTGACCCAAGAAGTATAAACTATTTCCATATCTACTTTTTGCATAATTCAATCCAGCTAATATATTATCAAAACCATTAAAAATATTATGGTGTCCAGCTAAAGCATAAGAATTAAATGTATTACGCTTAGTTTGCATCAATCCTAATGCAGGCCCTGAACCATCTCCATCAGGATCAGCTCCTGGTTGTCGTGCTTTCTCATTTCCACCGGATTCTGTTTGAATTTGTTTTAATACCTTTCCAACTAATGAAGTTGATAATCCTAACATCTTTAAAGCTCTAATTACTTGTGGTCTCCAGCGTTCAACACCACTTCCAGCAGGTGCAGCTACATCACTTTCTTCAATCATCTTTTTAAATGGATTTTGGATAGCTCTTAAGAAACCACTTCCTAATGCATTACCGAATTTTTGATAAAATTCTGAACCACGAGTGAAGTTAACTGCTTTTTTCCATTGTTTATTCAAGAATGGTAGCGGATTTTTACTAATTTCTTCTGCGTGTTCCATAATGTAGTCAAGCATATCAGAACTACTATCTGTTCCGTCAGCATATTTTGGAACATTCATCATTTTACTAATGAATTTGGATTGAGTTGAATTAAATACCGTTGTTCCAGGTTCACCCCAAATTGTTAAATTACGCCCATTCATCATGAACATATCACCATTAGGGCGCATAATAATTTCTCTAGGATCAGCTGAACCATCATCATTTACAGTCATTAATCCACCTGGATGAGTTCCTGCAACATTAGGTGTACCTGTTGCATAAGATGCTGTTTTTAATGAAGTTCCACCAAAAGCTGAAATAACTGAATTTAAAGAGTTGATACCTTTGTTAATTTCAGAAATAATTTTACTCATTGATGTATGAGCTTTACTTGGCAACTCATCAAAAGTTGATTTAAACTTGCTAGAAATATAATTCAACCAGCCACGCCAAGATTTATTGAATGAACTCTCAAAATCTTCTTGTTTGTCTAGAATTTTATTAGTTCTTTTAGAAAAGGCACCTGGCAAATCATTTAAGTAATTATTCATTGTTGGTCTAGCCTTACTCCAAACTGTTTTCCAGTTTGAGTTAAAAGATACTTTAAATAACTTCAAACTCTTAATTACTGAATTAACCATTGAACTAAAATCACCAACAAAGCCACTCTTACCCATTGCTTTATTGGCTATATCCATTTGCTTAGATAATTCTTTTCCAAAAGATACTTTCTTTAAAGTTGAGTCAAAAGTTTTTATATCTTTATTCAAAGTTCCAAATGGATTTACCTTTTTAAAAGTCTTTAATTGCTTGTCTAGACTCTTTAAAGTTCTAGTTAATTTATTAACTGGTTTATCAACTTCACTAACAGCTTTAGCAGAGTTTTTGAATTCCTTACCAATCTTATTTAACTCTTTTGATGGATTATTTTTATTTATTTGAGTTTTTAATTCTTTTAATGTTGAGCCAAACTTTTTAGCAACCTTCGAATTATTAAATGATTTAGTTACATTTTCAATTTGCTTTTTCAGGCTTGTAAATGAAGATGATAATTTAGTATTTTTAACTGCCTTTTTAATACTATTCATTTGGCTAGTCATTGCTTTACCTAGACCAGCCTTTTTTATCTTATCCTTTAATTCATTTAAAGCTGCTTCAACATCTTTAATATATCCAATTTGGGCTTTAGATTGCTTTTTAGTAACTGGTGCTTCGAAATCAGGGACAACATCTTCTTGTTGCTTTTTCTTAGATTTTGCTTTAGAGTCTTTAATTTCTTTATCAGTTTTAAAACCTTTACCAGAAAAGAAATTCTTAGTCTTACCCCAAGTATCTTTAAGCCCATCTACCATATTAGAAAAGCCCTTTTTAGCATCAGACCACACGCCAGACCAATCACCACTCATGATCTTGCCCATTTCAGTTTTAAGACCTTTCCAGTGTTTGCCAACTGTTCCACCAATAGCTGAACCTAGCATGTTACCAACACCAGCTCCAACTGGACCACCTAAAACAAAGCCGACACCTGCACCAATAAGACCACCTATACCTTTTCCAATATTAGTAGCCTTATCTTTTTTTTGTGTTAGTCCTTTAAATAAGTCGAAAGCAGAAAAAGCTACTCCAGCACCTGCAGCAAGTTTTCCGCCTATACCTTTTCCAAGCCCAGCTAACTTTTCTCCGCCTATCTTGGTTAATAAACTGTCAAAAAATTTTGTTCCAGCTCTATTTCCACTCTTTTCAAAAATACCAGCAACTTTTGAGCCTAATTTAGTTGCTCCAAGCTTAGAACCTATGTTTTTAAATGGTTTAGCAAATTTACTTGCTGCACTAGATCCTAATGTTTTGAACTTTCCTAAAATTCCGCCTTCTTCAACAGTTGGCTTCAATTTTATTTTCTTAGGTATTTTCTTGAATAATCCTGATAATCCGCCTAAATCTTTTAAAGACTTACCTGTTCCAATCATTTGAATAGCATCTGCGATACTGTATATACCTTGAGCAACTTTGAAGAACTTAGACGCCACCCAATAAGTAGCCCAGAGTTTACCGATAGTTTCAATTGCTCCCTTATGCTTGGAAATTTCTTTTAAGCTATCCGCAACTGTTTTTGTTGAATTACCAGCATCTCCTCCGCCTAGAATGCTTAAAAACGTTGCGAAACTATCCCATACACCTTCACCAAGTGCTTTTACGATATCCCAAATAGCTTTGCCGCCTGTTATTAAATCGTCTGCATGCTCAGATAAGAAGTCAGCTATTTTTTCAACACCGTTAGTTATTCCATCCATCATTTTATCTAATAGATCGTTCATATCTTTAGCACCAATAGATTTTTGGATAGCCTCCATAACAGCTGATGTACCTTTACTAATGGTTTTACCTAATTCTTCAAACTTTTTTTCTGTTTTCTTATCGCTTACCCAATTAGAAACTTGTTGAAAAATTGGATTAGCTTGAGCTGCCATTCCTTGCGTCATTGAACCAAGTAATCGTGGCATAGTTCCTTTTATAGTTCTTGCCATTCCATCAAGTGTTGAACCGAAATTTTTAGTAGCATCTTTATACTTATCTTGCATTCGCATCATGACGTTAGACATATCTTCGGCACTAACTTCACCATTAGAAATCATTTCGTTGATATCTTTAGTGGTCAGTGATGTATTATGCTTTACTTCCTGCTCATACTTTACTAATTCACCTTTCATTTTAGGAAAGACGTTTGTAAATGATAGAAAATCTTGAGCGCTGGCTTTACCATTAGCCATCATTTGTGAGAATTGCAAGGAAAAATTTTGTACTTCTGCATCAGATTTACCGAATGCGTCTTGAAGTGTCAACGTTGCCTTAGTCAGTTCCTTAGTTTTATCTGCGTTTTCCGTTACAGAATAGTATTGTTGGTTTAATCCATTAACCATTTCTGTTGAGTTTTGTGCAGCAATAGCTAATTCGTTAGTCATATCTACTAACTTTTGCCCTTCTTTAGCTGAACCTGCTAATGTAGTCCATTGGGCTTTCATATTTTGCTGCAATCTGTTATATTTCAAACCTTCGGCAATTGCTCCACCTATTCCAGTTTTAATTAAATTCCAAGTACCAGAAATTGCACCAGATATACCTTGAGCTACTAAAGAACCTTCAATAATATCTCCTAAGCGACTGGCTTTTTCTTTTGTTTCATCCATGCTTTTTTTCATGTTACTAAAAGTATTAGTAGCATTAGACTTTAATTTTCCTAGACTTCCAATAACCTTTTGTAAAGTGTTATTAAAGCTATTTGTTTTAGAATTAACTTCTTTTATTTGTTTATCAAAAGTAAAGCCATTAAAATTTAGTTTAGGTTGCTTAAAATTCTTAACATGATCTTCAAACCTTTTTAACTGTTTATCAGCATCTGAAATTCCAAATGTAAATCCTTTAAAATCTAATTTAGGCTTTTGAAAGTTCTTGATATGATTTTCTAGATCTTTTAATTGTTTGTCTGCGTTAGAATTATCAATTTTAGTCTTTTTAGGCTTTTCAATTTCTTTACCTAGATCTTTTACTTTTTCAGTAGTATCTTTAATAGCTTTTTGTGAAGTATCCATCTCTTGCTTTAATTGCTGAGATGTTGTGCCAACCTTCAACTTATTATTAAAAGCTTCTATTTGCTTAGTTAGATCTTGCATTGATGAACTAACTATCTTGTATTTGCTAGTAAATTCATCAATAAGTTTAACAATTATTCTCTTTTCTGAAACAATTGCATTAGCCATGTTATCCCTCCTATCCAAATATTTCTGTAAATTTGTTCATCATTTCAGTTTGTCTTATCCGCTCTTGTTGTATCTTTTCATCAGTTATTGCTTTTATATCATCTTGTTGTTTTTGCAATTGAGACAAAACAGTTTGATTAATTTCTTCAGCATTATCAACTAAAATTACTGGCTTAACTGCATTAGATAACAACAATTCACCTTGTAACCTATTTAATTCTCTTTTTTGCCCACCAGAGAGAATATAAGTTGCCTCAATTGGTGTTAAGTCCAACACTTCATCTAAAACAAACTTACCAACATAAATATTTAGATTTTCTAACAGAAGTAACATTGACTTATCGAATTCTTCAATTATTTTGCTAATTCTTCCATTGCTTTCTTTTGTTTCAGATATTGTTGTTCGGTCATTTTGAATTGATTTTCTAATGCTTCTTTTTCGTCTTTTTTCAAGGAAGCTTTGTTCAATAATTCTTTGATAGTTTGATAATCTTCTTCTGCACTTTTCTTCATAAGTTGAATTTTCGCTTTTAAAAAACCACTTTTCACAACTTTCTTATACAAATCTTTATATGGATTGTCTTTATCAAAAACACCACTATCTTCTAAAGCATCAGCAACTTCATCATCAGTAAATTTTTTACCAATAAGTCCAAATTTATATCCAGCAATTAAAGCGTCTGGATCTTTTGCTATTAATCCATTAATAAAATTTGAAAATCCATCCGCATCTTTACTTTTATAACCTTTGACAATATTTTTATAGAATCTATGATTGAATTTCACTTCAACTTCTGTTTCTTTAATTAACATTTAAATACCTCCAATAGCCGCCCTTGCGTACTGTTTATTTCTTAGGCGACGTTGTATTACTATTGAGCTTTAGGCCCTAAAGTATAGTTATCTGCTACTCCTGATTTAGCGTCAGAAGTTGTTTTATCAACAATTGCTCCATTTTCGACACCTACTTCTGTTCCTTTAGCAAAGTTATAGAATTTCTCCATATTATCAAATGCACCTTCTGGCAGATCATTTTCTGTTAAATGATATGGATTTTCGTTGCTATCATAACGGCGAGCAACACCAATCACATCAAATGTAATATTTGATTGTTGTGCAGCTCCTAGTCCTTCTGTTTCTGGCAAGTTACCAATTAAACATTTAGAAAATTCAGCGTCTACTTGTCGCTTGCCTTCAGTGTTGTAGGATAAAGTATTTAAGTCTAATCTCCACAAACCTACAACTTCGCCATTTTGCCATGCGTTATACAATTCTTTGGCAATATCAGTAGTTGCACCTTTAGGGTCTGTCATAATCACATCTACAACTCGTGTTTGGTTAGGTGCTTGTACTGATTTAATTACACCTGTTTTAGTTTGTGTAGATTGAACATTGCGTTGATTTGTTGTTGAAGTAGCACCTTGTAACCCTAAAATTGCGGGTAATTCTGCTACTGCTGCATGTTCAATACGTTTCCAATAATAAATAATTTTATCTGAATCTCTTGCAGTTAATGATCCTGTACTAACCATGTTTCTTCCTCCATTAAATTATATTTTCTTCTATGATTCGAAAATTAACGTTCAACATTTGCCTATTTAAAATTTGTGTTGTTGAACTATCAATAAGAGAAGATAGATTAACATCATTTAATAAAATAATCTGATATCCATCTATGCTTAAATTCCTTAGAATATCCATTAATTGATATGCAATCTCTAAACCTTTAACAAGATTATCTTTATCAGTTACAACATCAAATTGAAATTCATAATCATAAATCCTAGCATTTTTTGCTATTTTATCTGGAACTCCATTTATAAGCTGCATAATAATCACTGGTAATTTTTTTAAATCTTGTGAAGGTGTTTTTATTTGAATATCCTTTAAATTTTCATTAGCTCTTAATTGTTTGATAATTCCTTTATAGATAATCAAGAAAGGAGTTTCCATACTATGAGAACCCCTTTCTTATTGCTTCCTCTGCTATTTTTTCTACTTGTGGTGTAATTTTATTACCTGCATCTCTGAATGGATGTTGTGCAGGATAATTTCTATTAAGTAATCCAAATTCAAATGCTTGTGAATAATTATAACCATCCTTTGAAGTTGCGTCTGTATAGATTAAATGTGTATGCTTATTATCTGTAACATGATCTTTAACCTGACTAACCATGTTCCCATGACCTACATAACCACTTTTAGAGTGATACTGACGTTGTTTCATAAGTCTGATTACTTCTTCTCTAGCGTCCATAGCACTTATATTCAAAGCTGCATTAAGATTAGTTACCATTGCTTTATGACCTGCTCTTAATTCAGCTCCAGCACCATTAAAATCTTTATCTAAGATATTAGCTATATTTTCTAAATCATCTCGACTCTCATCACTCCAAGAATATTTAATAGCAGGGATATTGTCATTATTCCAAGACATTTTCATCACTACCTTTATTACCAAAATAGATATCAGTTCTGGTTATTCCATGATATCTAACTTGTATTATTTCATACTCTTTATTATCTAAAACAATACTATTTGCCTTTCTATAACCTTTTATTCTGGCAACGAATAAGCTTTCATATTGTTTACCAACTAGATTAATTTGTGCTTGATATCCAGATACTGCAGTTACATGTGCAAAACATTCAGTATCTGAAATTTTATAACTATCATCTAGAGAATCCATAGTATTGTTTGTAATCTTGTTTCTTAAAACAATTTTTCTTATCCTTACCATGACATTAATTCCCCTCTATGATAATTATTATTTTTACTATCAAGATATTTTTCAAGTAACGATATAAAAGGCGTTAAATCATTATCATTGAAAGTCCAACTAGCACCTTCTTCAGTATATGATTTAACTCCATCAGCATCATTCATTGCTTGAATATAATGATTTTCTGCCATTCTCACTACTACTGTTTCTAAAGTATTAGGTAGTTCATTTTCAGCAATATATAAACACACCATATCTCCAGCTTGTTTCAAATAATTCATTAAAACATCATCTAGTGTATTATCATCAATAAACTTATCCTTTTTAACTATTTCTAATAGTTTCAAAACAAGTTCATCTTTCATTTAATCACCTACTTTACAGAAGAAGTAGCGCCTTTCTTATTTTTGTCTGTAGAACCCTTTTGTGTTGCTGTTACAAATGCATCATCTAATTTTGCTTTATATGCAACTACTCTGATATTTCGTGGATCTACTACATAATCCCATGTAGTGCCTTTTTCTAATGCTTCAATTCCAACTGTACCAGCAGTTGTAGCAAATGAATCAGCAATAGTTGTTCCCATTACATGAGTTGCCAATACACGTCTATTGATGATTGCTGTTTGTCCGCCATTTTCTCTAGCATTTCTATCTACTTCAATAGCTGGTGCATCAGCAGGAGCAGCTACTGCATATCCAACTGAACCAGAACCAAAAATATATGAAGTTGCTACTCCATTTTCAATTGGTAAATCATCATCAACAATAATATTCATACCGTTATATGTTCCAAATGGTGTTACTGCATTAGCTGGTTGTACTGTATCAATCATTTGTTGTGCTTTCATCATTGCATAAGTAGCTGAATGAACTGCAATACTATTAAATGTTTGATCTTGTAAATCTCCTAAACGTGAGATAGTTGCTAAAAATCCTTTAGCACTGAATGCATTAGCAGAGTCATCAAACATTTTAGCTGTAGCAATATCAGTATTGGCAAAAATACCTTTTAAAGTAGCTAACAAGATACGTTGGTCCGTTCTAGTCCAATATGCACCAAAACGTTGTGCGATTGTTTCTTGAATAGGTGCTCCCGATACTGTTTCAGAAAAATCTGTATATCCAAATGCTTTGGCAAGCCAGAATTTGAACGCTCTTTGTTTACCAGTTGTTGTTGAATCAACTGCAATATTTGTAGTGTCATTCCAGATTTGAGGATCACCTTCTAAATCATTGATAAAAGGCATTTGAATTTCTGTTCCTGGTTGTGTTAATTGAGCGGAAATATCAAAGTTAGATGTTGTAATCCCTGATGTGATAAATCTATTTGTTTTTGTTGATAAATTTTGTACATAAGGTGCAAAAATTTCAGGTACGATTGCATCTTTTAAACTAAATTGTGGCATTATTCTTCCTCCTATTTATTATTTTGTAATGCTTGAAATGCTTGTGGATTTTCATGATATAAAGCCATTTGCTCATCAAGTGTCATTTCAGATAACTTCTTTTGAGGAGCTGGAGAACTCGAACTTGTATTAGGTACTTTACCAGCTGCTTTTTTATGTAGTTCATTTTGAACTTGTTGATTAACAATCTTTTGAAATTCATTAATATTTCTTTGAGTTTCTTCACTATCCTTACCCATTAATTGACTGACAAAAGATAATGGTAACCCTGCATTTGTTAATAAATCCCTTGTTTCTGCTTTTCGTTCTCTTAATTCAAGTTCTTTTTCACGACGTTCGAACTCCAATTCTCGCTGCTTACGGTCTTCTTCTGCTTTTTCATCAGCAGTCATCTTTGCTCGGCGTTCTCCTTCTTCTAAAGCTTCTACCTTTGCTTGTTCAAGTTGCTTAGAATATTTACTTTCTAAATCATTTTTGATTTTATCAACTTGAGCATTTACCATTTTGGCAATATCATCACGAGAAAACTTTTTCTCTTCTTTTTTAGGTTCTTCGGTATTTTCAACTGTTTCAGTTTGGTTTTCTACTTCTTCGGACATATTCTTTCTCCTCACTTGGTATTTCAACCTGATACTCGTTTAACGTTCGGCAACGAAAAAAGATTGTTCTTTAAGGTCTGCAATCTCAAAAAAGACCAAAATAAAAAGTACTTAAATGAGTGCTTATACTTAACTATTCATTACTATCTTCTTCTGAAATTTCACTTCCGCTAACAAAATTAGTATTTTCTATTGGAACAGTCCAGCACTGACAATTTATATGAATTGGTGGACGATTAATCCCTTCCGTTGCATCATCAACTTTAAATATTTTTCCGTCCATGCTTTGACATTCTGCACAAGTATTACTTTCCAATGCTAAAAATCTATAATACTGTATTCCTCTAGCTTTATAACTAGCGAATGTTGTTTCATTTAAGGCTCTACTGGCAAATGTTCTAATGATTGATTGTGCTCTTCCACTTGCACCATTACCCACTTTACCGCCAGTCAGTATTTTATCAATCCTTTTAGCATAGTTTAAATTATCATCAGTAGCACTAGCAGCTTGTTTTGCTACTTGTTTAATTCTTTGGATAGTATAATTTATGTCCTTGTTAATACTTAAATGTGCTTCATCCCAACTACTACGGATCATTTTAGTTAATAATTCATCATAGTTAGGTGGCACTTTGTGATTGTTAGGCATCTCTTGTGCTTGTAATTTAGAATATTTGCTTAACAACTTAGGAACATCAACAGTCGCGTTATCTATCATTCTATGTTGCTGTTGTGCAACTTTGATTAAAGGTAACGATATTCTAGCTTGTAATACATCTCCTGCGGTTGCATTTTGTAAATTAGCTATCACAACTGAAACAAGCGGGACTAAATTGTTATCTTTTGACAACTCATTTAATTCCGCTTGTATTTTTTCTATATCGTCTTTATTTGCCTTTCCAGACCAATTACTATCATCAGCTATAAAAGACGTTAGATAACCCAAAATTTCTTTCTCAGAACTACTAAATAATCTATCTAAAGTTTGTCGGTCAATTAAATTAGCACCATAAATTTCTTTTAAGATCTTTTGCATTTTACTTTTAGATAACATTACTCTTCACTTCTCATTCTGCGTATGAAATCGCTTGGTGTCTCTATTCTAGTAGTATCATCTAAATTTAATTGTTTTCTTGCTTGTTCTAATTGACTTTCATCTACTTGTTGTAAAGCAGCATCAAAACCATATTTCCCTTCTTCTTGCTGCTGTTGCTTTATTCTCTCTTCTTCTGCTTCTGCATCAATTCCTGTAATAACACTTACAAATTCTAATAACGTTTTATCACTCAATGCACCGCTTTGCTGTAAAACATTAAACATATTAACAATTTCACTATCATTTTTAGGTACATTAGGTAAGTATTTTATTGAAAATTTATTTACAATATCTTTATCACATAATTTTAGACTAGACCAATAAGAATTGAGTAATCTTAGCCTTTGCATAATTCCTTTTGTATATAAAGATTCTTGCATACTTCTTTCTTGATCTTCGCCAAATAATTTATAAGCAAGGGCTATTCCGCTATTATTACCACCAAAATTTTCATCACTTACATCTGGTGTGTTTGTGTCTTTATGTATATCGGCAACCAAGCGTTTAATATAAATTTCCCAACCATCTTCATTAAGGTCTTTTGTCAGATATTCAGCACTTGAATTAATAACGGTATTTCCATTATTCGCATTAGGTATTACAGATGGCTTTAAAAATAAATACCTGTCTTGAGTATCTACATTAGGCACAAGTATTGGTTCTCCGTTGTCATCTAAAATTGATGTTCCATCTGGTTTGACTAATGGTTTCTTTTCAAAATCCATATCTCCATTAATCATTAACTTAGCGTTAGCGAAATCTTCTTGACTGTTAGCCATTTCAGACATTGCTAAATCATAAGCATCTATATTGTCTATTTTTTGTTCCCAATCTCCAACTCTATTTTCATTGTTAGAATATTCAATAATTGGTACTTGATCGAATGATAAATCATCATCACTCAAATATTCCATTTTACCGCTAGCATTGGCTGTTTGCATTTTATAATGATACACCTTACTAGAAGTATATATGTCAGCATAATATACCGTTTCGTCGTTAAATTCATAAGCATAGTATCTTACTGCAAATAAAGACTTGGATTCAACTGTTGTATCATAGACAACAAAACATGTTGCTGGATCTATTGCTTTTAAATGAACATCAGGAATACTCCAGTCACCGTTGCTATCTTGCACTGATTCTCCTGTATATAAGAGTTCATAAGCTCTACCAGTGATAGATAAGTTAATCCCCATTACTTTTTCATGATATTCTTCATCATTTAAATTATTAAATTTCTTCACTAAGTCAATAATTTCATTATCAGGATCGGTATTATCAGACCACTTAAATTGAATTGGTTTGCCTAATCTATACCCTACTCTCATATTAGTAATAAATTTAGGAAAACCACTGGCTATTCTATTATCAGCTCTACCATTAGCTACTTTGTCATTTACCCAATAATGAATATCATTGTCACCGTAATAATAGCGTTGTAACATTGTTATTCTAGGAGCTTGATACGTATAATGATGAACAATATAATCATTTGCTAGATTAGCTATTGCTTCTGGATTATTAGAACTAAATACATTATTAAATTTATCTTCCGGAATACAATATTTTTTATTTGTTTCAACAATAGATTTGCTAGTATTAGCTTTCTGTAATAGTTGACTGTTTAAACTTCTGAAAAATAATTCTTTATTATCTAGCATGTTACACCTCCTATAATCCCAATTTTCTCAAACCTTGACTAATCTTATTTCTATCTGGATTTGGATAATATTTTCTTTGTTGATCTAAATGAATTGGTGTCGCTAAACAATATCTCATGGCATCCATAACATCATCATTTTCTTTGATAACTGCGTCTTGATCTCTGCTCTTATCATTCCAAGCATATGAGTATATTTCTTTTAGAAATCTATCAGTCACTCCACTTTTTACAAAGAAATTTCCTTGTTTCATCAACTTAGATATTATTTCAATTCCATTAATTACGCTTTTATAACCATATCTTGCATTAATTCCTGCATTAATAAAATGATTTATATGCTCTACTCTCGCTGTATCACAATAAAAAGGCATATCCATTTTATATTTGCGTCTTATCTTCTGCGCTGTTTCAGTCCAATAATCAATTTCTTTATATTGTTTAGTATGTTCTTCAACTAAGTAATAATTGTTTTTATTATCTTTACCAAATACTACTATCGAGCCAAAATGACTATATCCCCAGTCAACACCAGCGATATATGTTAAGCCATCTGGTGCTTCATCAACTATCATCTTATTCTTATCGAAATCTTGATAAACAGCGCCTTCTGAATTAACCCAAAGGCCTAAGATATCCCTATCATAAAACATCCCGCTAGGTGTCCCAGCTTTCTGTTGTTCTATATAATCACTATCTAAAAACGTATTATCTTCTAAAGTAAAATGTGTTGAAACGATTTTAAAATTTGGATTATCATTATCAAGATAATTTTTCTTTAGCCAATGTTCTGGATTATCTGGGTTAGTATCACAAATTATCTTTGAACCTTTTTCAGAACAGCGATCCATGATTTCTTTAAATACTTCCATATTTGCCATTGATGCTTCATTGATGTATGATCCAAAACTTGTCATACCGCGGATAGCACCTAAACCACTAATAGAACCGGTATAAGCTAGAACAACCTTGACACCAAATAAAGTAAAATTACCATGCTTATCAAATTGAAAATCAACTCCATATTTATTTCGTATAGGATTTAATACATTTTGTTCAATTGTCTTGGATGAAACGCCAGCTAAAATGTAAAGTGGTTCTCTTATATTCCTTTCATCTGCTCGCTTTCTGACTTCCCGTAACTCCATCAAAAACAAGTCATTATCAATTACAGTCTTACCACTTCGCTTGGCTCCATAATTTATCATTAGTCGGAACCCTTGTTTATATTTTTTTAACACTTCAATTTGTTTTTCTGTATAAACATCACTAAGACTCATTATTTCCACCAACCTCTTCATTTGCTGTAGCGTCTAATTTATCTAGATACTTATTAACTAATTCAACTCCACTAGCCCCAGCTTCTGATAATGCTTTCGCTTTATATTCTGCGATATCTGCCTCTGCGTTTGCCTTACGTACCTTAGCTTTGTCTAACTCTGGTGTGCTACTATCAGACATCATACCTGACATTTTCAAAATAGTAATAGCTGTTTGTAATCGTACCATTTCTGATTTAGCATTTAACAAATTAACTAACTCTCTTAATGCTTTACTTTCAAAGTCTTTCTTGACGACTAATTTCTTATATTGTTCTTGTGCAGCTTTGAATTTAGGATCTTTTTTCCATTCATATAAAGTAGATGGAACACGTCGGAGTTTTTTTGCAATTTCTTCATCTGTTAGACTATCTTCAAATAGCATAATAACAGCTTTTCTCTTAAGTTTATTTAACTCATAAAAAGGGCCCATTTCCTCCGATTTTCTCCGATTTTTCATTTCATATCACCCACCACCTTTCTAAACAAACATGTTACTCAACATATTATTCTTTAA